AATACGCTCCATAAACCGTTATAAGTAGGCTCTGGAACACTGGTATATACTCTTCCTGTATTTTAAACTCGCCTATATTACCATCAGTAAATGCAAACAAAGTGAACATAACGGTTAAGAATACAAGAACAAGAGGACGGATGTTCTTTGATAAGAACGAGTCCGATTGCATATCATACTTCCAACGTGACGTAACTTGGTCCTGCGCTTCCTTATCAGCCTGCTCAAGTATCTCCTGAAGGCTTCTCTTAGCTTCTAAGCGCTCTTCGTCACTTGTGTGGAGGTTATCTATTACTTTGCCAATATCTCTCAGCAAACCGCCTGTAAGGGCTTGAAATATCTTTTTCATCAGTATGTCCAAATTACGCCAATAGACTTATCTGGATCTATATCGGCGTGTATAAATGTTTTTGCTATGCCTATTCTGCTAAATCCTACATCTAAAAGGCAGTTAATCAAATCAAATCTATCACTGCTTTTTTTACAGGATATATCAACAGCAAGTCCTTTAAGGTGTGATGAATCCTTTTTACCTCCAACAGCTTCATTGTGTGAAGGTGTTCTAAAACCGCTATTGATGTGTATAGGTTTATCAAACTTATCTCTAACTTCGTCTAGCATTTCTAGTAAAGTCTTGTCCATAAGCTGACCACTACCTTGAACATCGGGGCTGTCAAACTCTGAATAGTTAAAGTACTTTAACATAAACCGCAATGTATGCAAATATCACACATTATTTCTTATTTTTTAATTGATACCACTTTTGAACCGTGTAACCAATAGTAACTAATAATAAAACTATTTTAAGGCTATCTTCTAATATATCCATTGTACTAACTGTAATAGCTGAAAAGTTGATTACGTAAAGCTTTAAAGTGTTAAAGTCCATTTTTTCTAATAAGGAAGCCCATCTATATGATCGGGCTTACTGTTAATTATAGTTGTATGAGCTAAGTGTCTGCTGTTTACTTTCTCTTCTACTTCGTCTTTAGCGTCTCCCATATCTTCAAAACACCAATCTAACATAATTTCTTCAGTTAGTTCTTCAAAGGGAATAAAATCTTCATCTATTCCATTATATTCGTTTATAACGATATAGTAACTGCTCACTAAGTGACTATCACCTGTCTGTGCATACACGCAAGTAATGTTGGTTACAAAACCATTATCTTCCCTTCTTGTTGCATTTGTTACTTGCCAGCCATCTTTCATATTATGGTCTTGTAGGTCTATCTCCGTCAGGAAAGTCAGCCTGTTGTGGGTAATCTCTTAATTCCTCTCTGTACACTAAATAAGCAGCGTGTTGTGGGTGGTCTGTTACAGATACTATCCAATCAGTACCTTTTAATTCTTTGTTACGCCATTTACGTTCCTCATTTGAAATATCCTCTTGTGTAGGCTCTTGTGGTTCATTATAGGTTTTTATCTCAATAGTACCACTTGGATGGATATATTTTAGTTTATCACCATCTTGAGGCTCTTGGTTTGGATGTGTTATATTTTCTATTATCATAATTTCTATAATTGACTATCTAAATAATATGTTGCTCTACCACAGTTAAATTGTGCGTTAGATGTTGAGTAAAGAGTTGTAGTTTTACATTTGACTACCAAGCTAGTTGTAAATCTTAATTTTGGTAGGTTATAGTTTTTAAATTCAGCAGGACTTACTATTCTTACAGTACCATAGCTAGCATCGCTAAATAACATCGGCGGTAGACTAAAATAATTATTAGTAGTAACCATACCACCTAATCCAGCAAAACCAGCATTATTATTATCGCCGTGGTTATTGTATTCCTCGTTTGAACCCCAAGGCGCACTACCCCAAAGTAATCTTGTCCACTTATTATTATATTGTGAGTCTGAACTATAATCAAATGTATAAACCTTTTCAGTACCACCATCAATTGTAATTTTTATTTCTTGAGTTGTACCTTTTGCGCCTACAGGTGTAAGTATATTACATAAATATCCACTTCCGCTTGTTACGTTTGCTAATGTAATTTCTGTATTATTAACAGTTTGCGCAACACGACCACCACCAGTATATTGATAAACATACATAGACCCTGTCATACCATTATAGGTACTATTACTATCATAAGCACTACCAATATAATCTAGCGAATAAAACATAGCCGAAATATACGACTCTGTTCCTGTGGCTAATGTTATTTTATTTATTTTATCAGGGTCTGTTATTTCAGTTGAACCACCTCCAGATGCTGCTGGGAAAAATGTTGTGTAATTACTCATTATTATTTATTTATTAGTTACCGCCGACTACAACCCATCCACGTGTTGCATCGCCATATATTAATTCAAAAGACGCATATTGATTATCTAACGTCATATCTTCTGCTGTTGCCATTATATTACTGCTATTTCTTGCTATTACGCAAGTTGCCACTCCACTTAAATTAGATACTTTTAAGCTATCTCCTGCGCTAGGGCTTGCAGGTAATGTAAGTGTTAAGTTAGCTGTAAGAATATATAAATAATCCTTTACTGCTGTTGTGTTAGTGCTAATTACAGATGGAGTTATACCACCACCTGCATTTGCCCAACTAAATGTGCCATCGCCATCGGAGGCTAATACTTGTCCTGATGTACCATTACCACTTACGTTTAATTCATCTGCACCTACTACGTTATCGGCTATACTTGCTGTAATAGCTGTTGTACCACTTCCTGTTACATCGCCTGATAGTGTTACTGTTTGGTTGGCTGTTAAATAACCTTGACCTGTTACAAATGTGTGTATTTGGTCGCCTGTTGCTAAAGCTGTACCTGCATCGGCAACTGTACCTGTTACAACACTTAAAGCAGGTGTAGAAGTGCCTGATGCTACTGTAAGCTGATTTGTAGTAGAACTTGAAACACTTGTTACTGTACCTGCGTTAGTTGTATATCCTGCTCCGTTTGTAAGTTGGTTATTGTTAGTAGGTATGGTTGTATTACCAGCTAAAGCCTCTGTAGAACTTGTGCCTATTACCAAGTTGCTCGTACCTGCACCAATAGTTGACCTCATAGCTGACGCTGAGGTGTCGTCTAAGAGCGTTTTGGCAAAGGTAGATACATCTGCATCAGGTAACGCTGCATCTGCTTTAGTACCCTGAGCTGCTGTTGCGTAATCTGATGAATTAAATGCTTTAACTTGAGCTAAATTAACGACTTCACTATCCATTAACGCTCCTGCTGCTGTAACATTAGTTGCATCAGTAACATCTGCATTATCTTCTATATTACTTAGCTTAGTAAGGTTAGCAGCCGTAGTGAACTTATGCGTTGTTGAAGTATCGTCTATATTGTCAGCATCAAGTACTACTGTTCCTGTTGCGCCATTAACACTATCTACAGCCCCAGAACCAGCTCCTATGTTGCTTAATATTGTTGTTTTATCGCCTGAAGATATACCTGTTGCAGCTACCAGAGCAGCAGTTACATTGGTCGCATCAGTTACGTCTGCGTTTGTTTCAATAGTACCTAGTTTAGTAGACGAAGTACTATCAAAACTTATCTTTGCTGTGTTGGCTGTAATAGCACTAGCTTGTGAACCCGATATTGTTGTAGTATCTCCTGCCAGTGCAGTAGTTGATGTTGCACCTAAAGCAAGTGTGGTGTACCCAGCACCATTTGTTAGCTGATTATTATTTGTTGGTATTGTAGTGCTGTTAAAAGCGTTAGAACCAAATATCTCACTAGACAACTTTCTTTTTTGTGCAGTACCTCCGTCTAATACAACAAACTCATCTGCTGAATTATCCCAAGCACTTGTCATATCTGTAAGCTCTGTAAGGTCCACATCAACTGCATCTGCTGTTACATCTATTAATGCTCCTGCACCTACTGCCAAAGATACATCTCCTGTTGTACCTCCACCTGTAAGTCCATCTCCTGCGGCTACTGCTGTAATGTCTCCACCACCCGCACCGCCTGATGATGAGATAGTTACTGTACCTGATGCTTCAGTTATACTTACGTTGCTTCCTGCAGCGAAGGTTAGTGTTTCAGTAGTATCAAGTGTATTACCACCTGCAACAACAGGTCTACGAGTAACTTTTGCTGTGTTGGCTGTTACAGCCGTATCAATAGCATCCAAATCAACAGCTTGTGTTACTGTTAGGTGTCCTACTTTAGTAGCGTCTGCACTAGGGTAGGTGTTTTTAGCTGTGTTAGCTGTAACATTTGTATTTGCATT